CAGATTTCAGATGGACTACATTTTGAAATTGAGTATCCAAATGTATTAATGACTACACAAAAAGGTAGAGCAGGTCAAATCCTAGGTGCTATGTTCAGTCAAAGAGGAAGCCAATTAGGTGTTCGGATGACAAAACAGGTAAAGAAAATGGGTACTGCTAATATAAAATCAATTATAGAAAGTGATAAACTGATTATAAATGACTTCAATATCATAGAAGAAATGTCTACTTATACCCGAAAAAATCAATCTTGGCAGGCAGAAGAAGGTTGCAATGACGACTATATGACCTGTCTGGTTATACTTGGTTGGGTTGCAAATCAAAGGTTTTTTAAGGAAATGACAGACAGAAACATACGAGCAGAAATGTACAAAGAGCAAGAGAAGTTAATAGAGCAAGATATGGCACCTTTTGGCTTTGTAGATGATGGTATAACCAAAGATGAAGACAAACCGACCGTAGATGAATATGGAACGGTCTGGCATCCTGTAGTACGCAAAGGACAATAGTATAAATTTGGTTAATCATAAATATAAGTAATTGAGAAATTTGAATATGGGCGTATGAATAATACGAATATTGAACAATAAGGTAAATTATGTATTTAAATTTAAATACAAAAACAAATAATAAAGAGGAGAAAACCTAATGGCATTTCAAGTATCACCAGGAGTTCTCGTACAAGAAAAGGATTTAACTAATATAATCCCAGCTGTATCTACTAGTATTGGAGCATATGCTTTCAATTCTACAAGAGGTCCAGTAGGAGAGGTAACACTTATCTCTTCTGAACAAGATTTTGTTAGTGTTTTTGGAAAACCAACTGCAAGCAACTTTGAAGAGTATTTTACTGCTTCATCTTTCCTTCAGTATTCCAATGCCCTAAAAGTTGTACGAACAGAAAATACTGGTATAAAAAACGCTGTAACCAATTCAGGTACAGCACTATTGATCCGACACACGGATCATTATAGTTCTACATACTTAGCGGATGGTGCTTACACAGGAATCTCTGGCATTGAGTTTGCTGCTAGAACAGCAGGAGCTTGGGGTAATGGATTAAAAGTATCTGTTTGTCCTTCAGCGACTGCTTATGAAACAGAAGGCGTAACCACGGTTTCTGATTCAGCTGTAGCAGTAGGCGATACACAAATCACGGTAGCAAGTGGAACCAACATTGGTGTTGGTGACATTATATCTTTCTCATCTACGGCAGGAACTAACGACTATGATGACGGCCTAGAATACGAGGTTACTAATGTTTCATCTAACGATATTACATTTAAGAAAAAAGTAGGTACTGGTGGACTTGGAGCAATCTGTCCAAACGGTGCTAATGTAAGACGAAGATGGCAATATTACGACCAAGTAAGCGGAGCACCTGGAACATCTCCAGATGTTGAATCTGCTGGAAGAACAAATGACGAGCTACACTTGGTTGTTGTGGATGCTGACGGTTCAGTTAACGGCACAAAAAACGAAGTATTAGAGATATACGAAAAAGTATCAAAAGCAAAAGACGCCAAGGATGCAGGTGGTTCAAACAATTTCTATGCAGAAGTTGTTTTTAGAAAATCATCTTTCATCTATTGGGGAGACCACAACTCAAACGGAACTAATTGGGGAGATTCTAAAACAGCAGCTACTTCTGCTTATACAGATGTTACCGCTCCTATCGCACTAACCTTCGCTGGTGGTGTAGATGGTACGGTTACTGATGGAGCAAGAAAGACTGCGTTTGAAAAATTTGCTGATTCAGAAACGGTTGATGTTGGATTAATAATGGCTGGAAACGCTTCCGCTGCTTTAATCGGTGATTTAATTACAATCGCTGAACAAAGAAAAGATTGTGTAGTGTTCGCTAGTCCTGAAAGGTCCGATGTAGTAAACATCACTTCTGCGATAGTACAAACAAAAAATGTATTGAATTTCTTTAACACAATTCAATCATCATCTTACATAGTTTTTGATAGTGGTTACAAATATACATACGACAGATATAACGATGTCTATAGATATGTTCCACTAAACGGAGATATGGCTGGCTTATGTGCTAGAACAGACCTAACTAACGATCCTTGGTTTAGTCCTGCTGGATTAAATAGAGGTATTATTAGAGGTGCTGTTAAATTGGCATATAGTCCTAATAAAACTCAAAGAGACGAGTTATATAGAGCTAGAATCAATCCTGTTGTTTCATTCCCTGGACAAGGTATTATCTTGTTTGGAGATAAAACTGGATTAACTACTCCATCTGCGTTTGACAGAATCAATGTCAGAAAATTGTTTATCGTATTAGAGAAGGCAATCGCTACTGCTTCTAAATTCCAACTATTTGAATTCAACGATGAGTTCACTAGAGCTGGTTTTAGAAATATGGTAGAACCTTTTTTAAGAGAAGTACAAGGTAGACGAGGTATCACAGACTTTTTAGTAGTGTGTGATGAAACTAACAACACAGGCGAAGTAATTGATAGAAATGAATTCATTGCTGAGATTTATATTAAACCAGCAAGAAGCATTAACTTTATCACATTATCTTTCGTTGCAACAAGAACTGGCGTGGCTTTTGAAGAAGTCGCAGGTTAATAGGTAAAGAGGAGAAATAAAAAATGGCAAACATAAATGACTTCAAAACCAAACTTGCAGGCGGCGGCGCTAGAAAAAACCAGTTTAAGGTAACTATGCCTTTTCCTGGTTATGCACAAGTTGGTGGAGAAACAGAAGAACTGGCGTTCCTATGTCAAACTGCTTCCATCCCAGCAATGTCTGTTGGAACTACAACGGTTAATTTCCGTGGTAGACCAATATACTTAGCAGGTGATAGAACATTTGAAGCTTGGACGATTACGGTACTTAACGATACAAACTTTAGATTAAGAGACGCATTTGAAAGATGGCAAAATGGTATTAACAATATGTCAGATAACGAAGGATTAACAAATCCTGTTGATTATCAAGTTGACGCATTTGTTGACCACCTTGACAGAAATGGTGCTACTATTAAATCATATACATTAAGAGGTTGTTTTCCAACTTCTATAACGGCTATTGATTTAAATATGGAACCAACAGATGATATTGAAACATTTGAAGTTTCGTTTAGATACCTATTCTTTGAAGCGAGAACGACTACTTAATAGTTGAATAAATAATTAGTACAAATAAAGTGAGGATATAAAATGGCAGAACTTTTCGGTTTCCAAATAACTAGAGTTAAGCAAACTCCAGACCCGAAACAAAGTTTTACACAACCTAAAGCGGATGACGGTACACAAACCGTCGCCGCTGGAGGTTATTTTGGTCAGTACCTTGATATGGAAGGTACTGCAAAAACTGAGCAAGACTTAATTCGTAGGTATAGGGAAATTTCAATACATCCAGAATGCGATATGGCAGTTGAAGATATAGTCAACGAAGCTATTGTTGCAAACGAGATTGAGAAAGATCCAGTTAGAGTAGATTTAAAAGATACAAACTTTTCTGATAACATTAAAAGAAAAGTTGAAGATGAATTTAAAGAAGTTTTAAGACTTCTAAACTTTTCTACGAAAGGACACGATATATTTCGTAGATGGTATGTAGATGGAAGAATTTACTATCATAAAATAATTGATAGAGAATCTCCAATTAAGGGTATTACAGAATTAAGATATATTGACCCGAGAAAAATTAAGAAGATAAGAGAAATTAAAAAAGGTAGACCTGTACCATTAGCAAATATTCAGGTCATACACGATTATAACGAATACTTTTTATATAATGAAAAAGGTGTTGCAGGACCAGGAATGGCAAGTGGTGGATTAAAAATTGCTACAGACGCTATTACTTTTTGTCCAAGTGGTTTAGTTGATTTGAATAAGAATATGGTTATGTCTTATATGCACAAAGCAATTAAACCTGTCAATCAATTAAGAATGATTGAAGACGCTGTTGTTATATACAGAATTGCAAGAGCACCTGAAAGAAGAATTTTTAAAATTGATGTAGGTAATTTACCTAAAGTAAAAGCAGAACAATATTTGCGTGATGTAATGGCAAGATACAGAAACAAACTTGTCTATGACGCAAGTACTGGAGAAATTAGAGACGACAGAAACTATATGTCTATGCTTGAAGACTTTTGGTTACCAAGTAGAGAAGGTGGAAGAGGAACTGATATTTCCACTTTACCTGGTGGTCAAAATTTAGGCGAAGTTGCGGATATAGAATACTTCCAAAGAAAACTATACCGTTCGCTTAATGTACCTATTAGTAGATTAGAAGCAAGTCAAGGATTCAATCTAGGTAGAAGTACCGAGATTACTAGAGACGAACTTAAATTTACAAAATTTGTACAAAGATTGCGTAAGAAATTTACAGAATTGTTTAATGATTTGCTGAGAACACAATTAGTTTTAAAGGCAATCATAAACGAAGACGATTGGGTGAATGTCAAAGAGAAAATTAAATATGATTTTCTTGCTGATGGTCACTTCTCGGAACTGAAAAATGCTGAATTATTAAAAGAAAGAATAATGTTGGCAAATGATGTACGAGACTATGTTGGTAAATACTTTTCAGTTAAGTATGTTAGACAAAATATACTTAAACAATCTGAAAGAGAAATAGCTGATATAGACAAACAAATTAAGAAAGAAATAAATGATGGTATCATATCCAGTCCAACCGTTCAGGTTTCTGGTGATGAACCTGATATAATATAGGAGAAAAATATGGCTGATAATGAAACAAAACAGACAGATACAGAAAAGTTTGTTGATAAACTTGCAAGTGGTGATAACAAAAGTGCTGGTGAAGCATTTAAAGACGCATTAAGAAATAAAGTTGGTGACGCTTTGGATGCTAGCAGAAAAGATTATGCGAGTAATCTATTTAACGCTGCTAGGGATGTTATGACACAAACGCCTGGACAGGCAGAACCTCACTCGGATCCTAAACCAGAAGTGGCTGATCCGATTGCTCAGACTGCAACAAGGGATGATGTACAAACAGCAATGACGCCAGATGGAGCTGCTAATGCTACACCTGCTGATACGGCACCTGCCGAAACAGCACCTGCAGAAGCACCTGCTGATTCTGGTTCAGAACAAAGTAATTAACAGGAGAATAAAAAATGGCATTAACGGTATCAAGTATAGTTGGTAATGTATCAGGTTTTATCGGTAACGACAAATATATAAATCTTTCACCATCAATGAAAGAAGCAGTTAAACAATTAATTGAATCTTTAGATGGTGTTGATTGGTCGCAACCACAAGATTTGGTTAGCATTATTGAAACTAAAGTAGCTGAAGTAGCGGCGGCAACGGGAGTTGTTGAGTCAGATATTAAAGCATACTTTGAAGAGTAAGAAATATGACTTTAGTTGTCAATACAAAAGTTGATGACACCAATAAGGCAATTATAACTGCTAGTGGTGTAGGCGAAGATAGCGGAACTTTATTTAGCTCCGACAAGAGTATATCATTAGCGAATGTATATTATGAGATAAGAGGAAATGATTACGAAAATGAAATCTATCCAAAAGTGACTCTTACACTCGGAGACCAAACTTTAGTTTTAGAAAGGTTTGGTAATTGGGGATTAAAAGAAGGAGAAGCACGAAAGGTTATAGACCAAAAATTAGATACGGCTACTGAATTAAAAGTTTCTGCTGATAAAGAAGTTAGTAAGTTTGACTTGGCAGTAGAAGTACAAAAAGAAACAGAATTAGGACCAAATAGTTAGAGGATAAAAAATGGCAGACGCAATAACAACGCAAATAGTATCAGATACAGCAGGCGTAAAATATGTTGTTAAGAGAACAAACATAAGTGATGGTACTGGTGAAACTGATAGTGTGTTAGTTAATCCGACAACATCTAATTTTATGACAACAGATGGTACCAAGACTATTGCTAAAGTCTGGTATTCAATTAATACAGCAAACTCAAAATCGGCAGTAGAGATATCCTGGGGAGGTTCTTCTGCCAACACAACAGCACTTGTATTATCAGGAAATGGAGTTTTTGACTTTAGAACTGCAGGAAATGATATAGCTAATAACGCTACTGGTGCTACTGGTTATGTATATTTGTCAACTAAAAACTTTGCTTTACACGACAATTACACATTGATTGTTGAATTTAGATAATAAAATGTATAAATATTAAGGAAAGAGAGAGATAGACTAATGAAACTCATAACAGAAGCAATAGATAATGTAGAATACATTAAAGAAGATAACGGACAAGGTGGCAAAAACTACAAAATCCGTGGAGTATTCTTACAATCAGAAATTAAAAATAGAAACGGTAGAGTCTATCCAAAGGAAACTTTATCAAAAGAAGTAAGTAGATATAATAGAGAATTTGTTGAACAGAAGAGAGCTTTTGGCGAGTTAGGACATCCTGACGGACCAACGGTAAACTTGGAAAGAGTATCACATATGATAACTAAACTATATCCAGATGGAAATAACTTCATCGGAGAAGCAAAAGTTATGGATACT